GGAGCATTACACGGCTTAACCAGGTTTAGTATGGAGGACGCTCCTGCGAATAGCTTCTTTTTAGAATACTTATCAAGGCCACCTACAGCTGAAATATTCTTTGAAGACGTTTTAATGGCATTAGTATTTTATGGCATGCCAATACTTGCAGAGAACAACAAGCCTAGATTATTATATTACTTAAGACGTAGAGGTTATAGAGGCTTTAGTATGAATAGACCTGATAAGGTTTGGAACAAATTATCTGTAGCAGAAAAAGAAGTAGGTGGTATACCAAACTCAAGTGAAGATATAAAACAAGCTCACGCTGCTGCTATTGAAATGTATATACAAGACCACGTAGGTGTCAAGCAAGATGGAACATTAGGTGATTTATATTTTAACGAATTACTAAATGATTGGTCTAAGTTTGATATAAATAAAAGAACAAAGTTTGATGCAACTATAAGCAGTGGGTTAGCTATAATGGCTAACAATAGGCATTTGTATGCACCAAACGCTAAGGTTGAAAAACCAAAAATAAATATAAAAATTTCTAAGTATAGTAATGCTGGAAATAATTCACAAATAATCAAATAATAAATATGGCAGAGTCTGGCATTAAAAGTTATTTCCCGAGTCAAACTGTAAGCGACGCTGAAAAGCTTAGCTATGATTATGGTTTAAGAGTAGGTAAGGCAATTGAAACAGAATGGTTTAATAGCGATAGAAGTATTAACAAGTATAAGTCTAATCAAAATAATTTTCATAATTTAAGATTATACGCTAGAGGCGAACAGTCTATACAAAAATATAAGGATGAGTTGTCTATAAATGGTGATTTGTCCTATTTAAATTTAGACTGGAAGCCAGTACCTATTATATCTAAGTTTGTAGATATAGTTGTTAATGGTATAGCTGAAAGAACTTATGATATAAAAGCTTATTCTCAAGATCCGTTTGGCATGGAAAAGAGAACAAAATATGCTGAAGCTTTAATGTCTGATATAAGGATGCAAGAGTACAACACTTTTGTTGCACAGTTTGGAATAGACTTAACAAAAAGTAATGTTGAACAATTGCCAGAAAGTATTGAAGAAGCTGAATTGTACATGCAGTTAACTTATAAACAAGCTGTAGAAGTTGCTGAAGAACAAGCTTTAAATGTTTTATTTGAAGGTAATGATTATGAGCTTATAAAGAAAAGATTTTATTACGACCTTACAGTTCTTGGTATTGGTGCTGTAAAAACATCTTTTAATACTTCTGAAGGTATAGTTATTGACTATGTAGACCCAGCAAACTTAGTTTATTCTTATACTGACTCGCCTTACTTTGATGATATATATTATGTTGGTGAAGTTAAAACAATACCTATAAACGAATTAGCAAAACAATTTCCTCATTTAAGTGAAAGTGATTTAGAGGATATAATGAAGAATAAGTATAACAATAGAAGTAATTATAACAGTAGACACTCTACACACAAAGAAGATAACAACACTATACAAGTTTTATATTTTAATTATAAAACATATATGAACGAGGTTTATAAAATAAAAGAAACTGGTAGTGGTGCAGATAAAATTATACCTAAAAACGATCAATTTAATCCACCAGAAAACATGGAAGGTGGTTATAGTAAAATGTTAAGATCTATCGAGTGTCTTTATGACGGTGCAATGATTTTAGGTACAAATAAATTACTTAAGTGGGAAATGGCAAGAAATATGATGCGCCCTAAAAGTGATTACACTAAAGTTAAAATGAACTATGCTATTGTAGCTCCTAGAATGTATGACGGTAGAATTGATTCACTAGTAAAACGTATAACTGGTTTTGCTGACATGATACAACTCACGCATTTAAAATTACAACAAGTAATGTCACGTATGGTTCCAGATGGTGTTTATTTAGACGCTGATGGTTTAGCTGAGGTTGACCTTGGTAATGGTACTAATTACAACCCTCAAGAAGCTTTAAACATGTTCTTCCAAACAGGTAGTGTTATTGGTAGATCGTTTACTCAAGATGGTGATATGAATCCTGGTAAAATACCTATTCAAGAAATAACTAGCGCAAGTGGCGGTAATAAAATGCAAGCTCTTATTGGTAATTACAATTATTATTTGCAAATGATAAGAGATGTAACCGGATTAAACGAAGCTAGAGATGGTAGTACTCCTGACAAAAATGCTTTAGTTGGCGTTCAAAAACTAGCTGCAGCAAACAGCAACACAGCAACAAGACATATACTTCAAGCTGGTTTATACTTAACAGCTGAAACTGCTGAATGCTTATCACTTAGAATATCTGACGTTATAGAATATTCACCAACAAAAGATGCTTTTATACAAGCTATTGGTTCTTACAATGTAGAAACACTAGAAGAAATTTCACAACTTCATTTATATGACTTTGGTATATTCATAGATTTAACTCCAGATGAGCAAGAACGTCAATTACTTGAAAACAATATTCAAATGGCTTTACAGCAACAAAGTATAGATTTAGAAGATGCTATTGATCTTAGGGATATTAAAAATATTAAATTAGCAAATCAACTTTTAAAAATAAGAAGAACTAAAAAGCAAGAAAGAGACAGGCAGATGCAATTAGAAAATATTCAAGCGCAGACACAGTCTAACTCACAAGCTGCACAAGCTGCCGCTCAAGCAGAAGTACAAAAAGAACAAAGCTTAAACCAAACTAAAATTGAATTAGAAACAGTTAAGTCTCAACTAGACGAGGGCAGAATGACTAAAGAAGCAGAATTAAAAAAAGAGTTAATGGCTTTAGAGTTTGAGTACAACATGCAATTAAAAGGAATTGAAGTTGAAGGTCAAAAATCAAAAGAAACAGAAAAAGAAGATCGTAAAGACGAAAGAACAAAAATTCAAGCATCACAACAAAGTGAGATGATTGAACAAAGAAAGACGGGTAAACCACCTAAAAACTTTGAATCTTCAGGTAATGATATATTAGGTGAAGGTATTGATTTAAGTGGATTTACTCCTCGTTAAATTTATTAATTATTATTATATTATATTATGGAAGAAAAAAATGAAAATGTAGTTGAAGAAACTACACAAGACACAACTGAACAAGTTGAAGAAACTAAATTTGAATCTGCTGGTGACGATACTGTTTTAAAAGTGGATTTAAGTAAACCACCAAAACCAAAAGAAGAAAATGAAACTAAAGAAGATAACGCTGACGACAGCGGAGTGGTTGCAGAGTCTAAAGATGCCGAGCCCACAGAAAAACAAGAAGAAATACAACCGGAAGCAGAAACACAAGAAACTCCAGTATTAGAAGAAGTTACTGAAGAAGAGGTTACTGAAGTAGAAGAAAAAATAGAAGAGGCTGTAGCTGAAGCAGAAGCTACCGGTAAACCTTTACCAGAAAATATCCAAAAGTTAATGGACTTTATGGAAGAAACTGGAGGAGATTTAAATGATTATGTTAAACTCAACAAAGATTATAGTAAAATGGATAATCAGGATTTACTATATGAGTATTACAAACAAACAAAACCTCATTTAAACAACGAAGAAATTAACTTCCTTATGGAAGACGAATTCTCTTACAACGAAGAAGAAGACGAAGAAAGAGATATACGAAGAAAAAAATTAGCGTTAAAAGAGCAAGTTGCCAACGCTAAAAGCCACTTAGACGGGCAAAAGTCTAAATACTATGAAGAAATTAAAGCTGGTTCAAAGCTAACGCCTGAACAACAAAAAGCTATGGATTTCTTTAATAGATATAACAAGGAAACAGAGGAAACTCAAAAAATAGCAAAAACAAATTCTGATATTTTTAAACAAAAAACTAATGAAGTTTTTAACGACAAGTTCAAAGGTTTTGAATATAACGTCGGTGATAAAAAATATAGATTTAACGTAAACAATGCTGAAGAGGTTAAAAATACACAGAGTGATTTAAACAATTTTACCAAAAAGTTTTTGGATAAAAAAATGGCTTTAAAAGACGCTCAAAATTATCATAAATCTCTATATACAGCAATGAATGCCGATGCTGTTGCAAAACACTTTTATGAACAAGGAAAAGCTGATGCTATGAAAAATAGTGTTACAAAAGCTAAAAACGTGGATATGAACCCAAGACAAACTCATGGGAAAATTGAAGCTGGAGGCATGACATTTAAAGTGTTAGGTAATGATTCTTCTGATTTTAAGTTTAAAATAAAAAACAGAAAATAAATAACAATTTAAAAAAATAAAAAAATGGCAATTACTGCAGGAACTAATTTGAATAGTATACCTTCTTCACAGAAGCAAACACTATCTACAAATTATATCGATTTTACGTCTACAGCGACAGCTGGTTGGGCGCAACAATATTTACCAGATCTTATGGAGAAAGAAGCTGAAGTGTTCGGAAAAAGAACTATTTCAGGATTTCTTGCTCAAGTAGGAGCTGAAGAGGCTATGACTTCTGATCAAGTTATATGGTCTGAGCAATCAAGATTACACGTTTCAGTAAAAGGTACTGTTATTACAGCTGGTTCTACAAACGGAACATTTACTGTTACTAGTGATATTGATGGAAATGTATCAGGTGATGGATATACAGTGGCTAATCACGGTGTTAGAACTAATGATATTGTACTTATTGCAAGTGCTGGTATAGTTACACAATGTTTAGTTGTTGATGCTGATACAGCTGTTATACAAGTTGAACCGTATGACAAAGCTGATTTAACTGGTCATGCTACAGGAACTGGAGCTTCAACTTTATTAGTTGTTGGTTCTGAATATGCAAAAGGAACTACTTATCTTGATGGTAATGGTTCTGCTGCTGATTCAAGAACTCCAGCTAACGAAGCTACATTTAAGTCTTTTACTAACAAGCCAATCATTTTAAAAGATTACTATGAGATCTCTGGATCTGATGCTTCTAGAATTGGTTGGGTAGAAGTTTCAACTGAAGAAGGTGGTGGTGGTTACATGTGGTACTTAAAAGCAGAAGCTGATACAAGAGCACGTTTTACTGATTACTTAGAAATGGCAATGCTTGAAAGCGTTGTAGGTTCGAATTCAACAGTTGTTGATACAACTTTAGGTGCTTCTGCTGATGGTGGCGTAGGTACACAAGGTTTATTTGCTGCTATTACAGATAGAGGTAATGTTACTTCTGGTGTTACTGGTGTTAACTCTGCAACTGATTTAGCTGAGTTTGATGCAATACTTGCTGAGTTTGATAACCAAGGTGCTATTGAAGAAAACATGATGTTTGTAAATAGAGCTACTAGCTTAGCTGTTGATGACATGTTAGCTTCTATGAATTCTTACGGAGCTGGTGGTACTTCTTACGGAGTATTTGACAACTCAGAAGATATGGCGCTAAACTTAGGTTTCTCTGGATTCCGAAGAGGTTCTTATGACTTCTACAAGTCCGACATGAGATACTTAAATGATAAAGCTACTAGGGGTGGTATTAATGCTGCTGCTACTACTGCTGCTATCAGAGGGGTTATTGTTCCAGCTGGTGTATCTTCAGTTTATGACGAGCAACTAGGTAAAAACATGAAACGTCCTTTCTTACACGTACGTTACAGAGCTTCTCAAACAGATAATAGAAGACTTAAAACTTGGACTACTGGTTCAGTTGGGGCTGCTACATCTGCTTTAGACGCAATGCAAATGCACTTCTTATCAGAAAGATGTTTAATTACTCAAGGTGCTAACAACTTTATGTTAATGAAGTAAGCACTATTTATATTAAAGACCGGGGCTTCGGCCTCGGCCTTTTATTTTATTAATTTTATTATATATTATATTATGGCAAAAAAAACAAAAAAAGACTCTTACCAAGGAGATCCTGGTGATGAGCATGTAGAAAATGTAGTTGTAGAAGAAACAGTTACAGAACAACCAAAAGTAAAAAGAAAAGAACCTACTTATAAAAAAGCAGAAGACGGTTGGGAAATAAAAGATAGAGTTTATTATTTAAAAGGTAAAAAACCTTTATCTCAAATGATTAGATCTGCTAATATATATTGGTTTGATGAATTAAAAGGTTTTGAAAGGGAATTAAAATATTGTGAAAACCAACAAACTTGTTTTGTAGATGAAATGAAAGGTGACCAAAGGTTATCACATATAATATTTAGAAATGGAGCATTACACGTAGGTAGAGAAAAAACAATACTACAAAAGCTTTTATCTTTATATCATCCAGAAAAAGACGTTACATTTTATGAATGGCAACCAATAGCTCAAGCAGGTAATGAGATTGAATTTTTAGAAATGGAGATAGATGCGTTAAATGCTGCTCAAAGTTTAGATATAGATATGGTTGAAGCTATAATGAGAGTAGAAGTTGGTTCAGCAGTATCTAATATGAGTTCTAAGGAACTTAAAAGAGATTTATTACTATATGCCAAAAGAAACCCTGTATTGTTCTTAGAGTTAGTTAATGATGATAATGTTCATCTTAGAAACTTTGGTATTAAAGCAACGGAAATGGGTATATTAAAATTATCTCAAGATCAAAGAACATTTAGTTGGGCTTCAAATGACAGAAAACTAATGAGTGTACCTTTTGATGAGCATCCATACTCAGCTTTAGCCGCTTGGTTTAAAACTGACGAAGGCATGGAGATATATGCAAACATTGAAAAAAGATTAAACTAATCTAACTGTAGATGCAGTCGCTCTACGGGGCGATTGCAAACTACAAATTAAATTATATGGAAAACAAATCAAAAGGCCTTGGCGATTCAATAGAAAAAATTACAAAAGCAACAGGTATAAAAAAAGTAGTTGATACAGTTGCTAAAGCAACAGGTAAAGACTGTGGTTGTGATAAAAGAAAAGAAACATTAAACAGATTATTTCCTTATAACAATTAAAATTATGGTAAATATAGATACAATATATCAAAGAGTTTTAGCATTAGCTAATAAAGAACAGAGAGGTTATATAACGCCTCAAGAATTTAACTTATTTGCCAACCAAGCTCAAATGGATATTTTTGAGCAATATTTTTATGACATAAAACAATTTAATAGAGCTTCTGGAAATGACACAGAGTTTTCTGATCCGTTGCATATGTTAAATGATAAAATAAACATATTTGAAGTAGAACAAGATAGTAATTGGAGTTCTACAGTATTAACAAATAACCAACTAAACGCTATGATATTTCCAGAAGAAGTATATAGAGTTGGTGATATCAAAACTAATGGTAGACATGTTGAGATATTAACTAGTAAAGAGTTTCATGCTGCTAGAAGATCTTATTTAACCTCTCCAACTTTAGAAAGACCTATTGGCTATATAATTGGTAAAAGATTATACATTGCTATTAGTGGTGGTTTAAATCCAACGTCTGGTCCTGGTTTTGTTGACGCTATTAATTCTAGTGTAGAAGTTAGTTACATAAGAAAGCCTTTACCTGTTAGTTGGGGTTATGTTGTTGTTAACAGTAAAGCTATGTGGGATCCTAGTAATACTACTCATTTTGAATTACATCCATCAGAGCAAGGTGAATTAACTGGTAGGATATTAGCGTTTGCTGGTGTTACTATAAAAAATCCAGAGTTAGTACAAATGGCAAGTATGATGGAACAGGGTAGAGTTGTAAACGAAAAACAATAAATAAATGGCATACATAAACAATACTCAACAACAATATTCTGCTAATGAAAATTTTGGTGATTATCAATTCACTTCTTTAAACGATATAATAAATCAATTTATGATTGTTTATGTTGGTGAAGATAAAGTTATACCAAAAGCAAAAAGAACAGATGTGGCTTTTCATGCTCAAAGAGCTTTAGCCGAATTATCTTTTGATACATTCAAATCTGTTAAATCTAGAGAAACTGAAATTCCAGCATCATTACAAATGATACTACCACAAGATTATGTTAATTATACTAAAATATCTTGGGTTGATAGTTCTGGTATTAAACATCCTATATATCCTACAAAACATACCTCAAGTCCAAGAAGTTATCAACTTGATGATAATAAAGAAAACCTTTTTGACACAAACGGAAATATCATACTTTCAGGTGATTTAATTAAAAATGGTAATTTTCATGGCACTTCTAACAACTGGATATTAAATGAAATAGTTGATGCTAGTGGTAGTGTTGTAACACAAACAACCGTTGTTAGCACTGTTGCTGCAACACTAAACGATCCTGAACAAGGTTATTTTTACGGTTTTGATGGAAATGCTGTCAAGGCTTATTCTGTACCACAAGACCATAGCATAAGACAAGCAAATGTACCTATAGTTGCAAATGAAGATTATAAAATAAAATTCACGATTAGTGGATATAGTTCTGGTACTTGGTCTGTTAGAATAGTTGATGATAACGGAAACTTTTCAACTACAACTGGTGTGACAGCAAACGGTACTTATGAAGAAACAATAACTGCTAGTGGAACTGACGCATCAATGGCTTCTAATAGTGTTATTTTTATTAATACTAGTTCTTCATCAGGTACAGTTATTATTGATGATATATCTGTAGTTAGAGTTGGTAGTGAAAATGAAAGTACAACTTTATCTAGATATAGAGCGGTTGCACCATCAGAAAATAAAAGTGATGACTATGAAGATGATACATACTGGCCGTTAGACGGGGAGAGATATGGACTTGATCCTGCTCATGCTCAAGCTAATGGCTCTTTTTATATAGATGAGTTACTAGGAAAAATACATTTTAGCTCTAATATTTCTGGAAAAACTGTGATATTAGATTATATAAGTGATAGCCTTGGTACACATGAAGAAATGAAAGTTCATAAATTTGCAGAAGAAGCTATGTACAAGCACATTGCTTACGCTGTTTTATCTGCTTCAGCTTATGGTCAATCTTTAGTTCCTAGATTTAGAAGAGAAAGATTTGCTGAAACTAGAAAAGCAAAATTAAGATTATCTAATATTAAATTAGAAGAAATAACTCAAACTTTAAGAGGTAAATCGAAACAAATTAAACACTAATTAAATGCCGGAGATTAAAAACGAGTTCACCAGCGGAAAGATGAACAAGGATCTTGATGAGAGACTCGTTCCAAAAGGTGAATATAGACACGCGATGAATATACAAGTGTCGACATCAGAAGAATCTGAAGTTGGTACTGTTCAAAATATACTAGGTAACGAGCAAGGCTGTAGTGATGCTTTAATATCTCCTTTCTCATATACAGTAGGCTCTGTTTCTGATGAAAAAGATGATTCTTTATATTGGTTTATATCTGGTTTAAATATGTCAGATTACGATACGCCAGGTTCTGGAGATATTTTACAAGCAATAAATCAACAAGAGAATTTATCGCAAATACTATTAGATTTTGAAAATGGCGATCAAAACATTATGTCTTTAAAAGATATGATTGTTAGAAAAAAGACAGATGAATCTTGTGAGCCTGTTTTTGTAGATTCGTTTGCTTTTTTATTAGCTAATAATGATGAGGTATATTTAGCAGGGCCTCCTTATGCTACTTGGATGATTGGTGTTGAAAAAGAAATAACAGATATATGTGAACCTGGTTGGAAAGTAAGAGGTATTGATTCAAGTGGAAATGGTTTATCTTCAAGAACAATAACAACTATAAAAGATGTTACGGCCATACCTTTTACGGCTGAGTTTACGGTAGGTTATACACCAGTAATGCAACAGTTAGAATACGCTTTTCAAATTGAAAACATAGGAAGTGACGCTGCAAATCCTGTATATAAAATTGTTAGAGATAAAATACTTGTAAGACCTGTTGTAGGTGACGTAAGTACTTTTAATCCTATAGCTGGTGCTACTATAAATCTTTTTCATCCTTTTGGACAGTGGGATCCTGTTGCTGTTTCTGATACAAATACTAATAATGTAGTAGTATTTACTGCTAACATTCCAGTTGGTGGTCCTGCTGGTGGTTTTGTTACTTCAGATTTAGCTTTTGGTGGTACTGTTTACGGGTGTACAGATCCTACAGCTACCAACTACGATCCTAACGCAACAATAGATAACGGTTCGTGTTTCATTGCCGATGACGAAGCCGCTGATGACGATACTGTTTCATATGGTAGTTATAACTTACCAATAAGCCCTATACTTTATAGTGCCGATGGCGCTGGTGGTGGTTCTGGTGCGTGGACAAACGTAAGCTGGGTTCAAGTCGATTTAGCTCAAGATATTAATTTATTTAGTATGTTTAATGATTTTAGTATCATGCCGGATAATGTTGATGCTCAATATGTTAACATTAATGACAATCCAGCGGGACCGTTTGCATATTCTATTCCACTTGGTACTGTATATGGAAATGCTTCTTGGATGGTTCCAGATCCTGATGGTCAACCAACAGGAGAGTTAGTAGTAAATAGCAACTTTGATGATATATCTGTTGGAGATGAATTATCTTCTTTTGGTAATATGAATTATGATCATACTCTTGATTTAGTTGTTGGTAGTAAATTTACTAGAACTAATAATGATGGTACTTTTGACGATATAATAACTATTGAAGACTCTAGCACTAGCACATTGCAAGTGCCATTTATGCAGTGGGGTAGCACAGGTGTTTTGGTTTTTAAAGAGCTTGATTTTAAAACAATAGTACTTAGTCCACCACCTAGTAATTGGGGTGCTAATGGTGATAACGTTGCAGCGTATTTATTTTACGGCGAAGAAAAGCGTGTTTTAAAGTTTAATAGAAATAGACTTATAACAGGAGTTAACATTATAGATGATATGCTATTTTGGACAGATAACTTTAGTGAACCAAAAAAAATAAACATACCAGATAGTATAGAAGGTACTAATCCAAATGGAACAATACATACTAGAGTTGTAAATAAAAAATTAAGTCCTCCTTTAGGACTAAAAGATATAAATATTACTAATATTGAATTACCTGTAAAGGAGCAGCATATAACAGTAATAAAACAATCACCAAAAGCTAAGCTAGTATTAGATTTAGAAACAGACAGAGAGATTGGAGAAAACTATACTGGCATAATGAGAATTACAACTCAAGATTATGCTAACCAATCGTCTTTTACAGGTAGCTCGGCAATAAAAGGGCGTTATGATTTTTCAGGCTTAGAAACTACTGGTGCTAATGACGATACTGATGCTGAAAATACTATTTCTTTTAATATTGAATCAGATCTTGATGGAAACGATAACTTCACCTTAAATAATTGGAAAGAAGGTTCTACTATCATATTAAAAGAGTTTGACGAGGAAGACAATGCACCAATTCCACCTATAACTGATTATAGTATAAAAGGTGTAATATCTGAATGGCAATATAATCGCTTTACTGGTACTTCATCAGATAAAGCTCGTGTTAAGATTGAAATAACATCCATAAAAGGAAATCCATCAGGCGTAGGTTATGGTGATATTCTTAAAAATTATGCAGTTGATCTTTTTGATCAAAATCCTAAAACGTTATTTCAATATAAATTCCCTAGATTTTCTTATAGATATAGATACAGAGATGGAGAGTATTCTACTTTTGCTCCTTTTACAGAGATAGCATTTATTCCTGGAAGCTTTGATTATCATGTTAAAAAAGGTTATAATCTAGGTATGACAAATAGATTAAGAACATTAAGACTAAAAAACTTTATTACTAGCGACATGCCTGAAGATGTTGTTTCTATTGATCTATTGTATAAAGACGATGCTTCTACAAATATTTATATAGTTGATACAATAAGTCCAACTGATCAAGCTAGTGATGGTGGTATGTATAATGATTGGGTGAAAAATAGATATAAATTAACTAGTGATACTATACGCGCGGTAATACCATCAAATCAATTATTAAGAGCTTATGATAACGTTCCTAGAAAAGCTTTAGCACAAGACATTGTAGGTAATAGAATTGTATATGGTAATTATGTTCAAGGATACGACATGATTGCTGATGGCAAAGAGTTTTCTCCAGTTTTTAAACATTATTTATCTGACAACAACACAACAGGTCTTGCTGCTAGTCAGTCAATAAAATCATTAAGAGATTATCAAATTGGAGTTGTTTTTACGGACAAATACGGTAGAGAAACACCGGTATTGACAAATAATTCTGGCGCTTTTAAAATAGACAAACTAGAGTCTCCTAATAGAAACAAGTTAAACGTAAAATTAAGAAACAATTCATTTCCAAAAGATGTAACTCATTTTAAGTTTTTTATTAAAGAAACTTCAGGCGAGTATTATAACTTACCAATGGACAGATGGTATGATGCAGACGATGGTAATATCTGGTTATCTTTTCAATCTTCTGATGTAAATAAAATTGATTTAGATACTTATATAGTTCTTAAAAAAGGAGAGGATTCAACTAGTTTGGTTGAAGAATCCGCTAGGTATAAAGTTTTAGCAATATCAGATCAAGCGCCAGAGCACATTAAAAAAGAAGTTAATAATATTGGAAAAATACTTCAAGGTGTTGAAGATGATGATGGTGATAGTTTAGATGATAGACTGTTTGTTAGTGATTCAGACTGGCCGTTAATTGGTGGTAAAACATTTGTTTGTAATAAAAATAGACTTGGTAAAGGTAACAGTTTATATGGTATAGTTGACATAAAAGAAACTCTTTATGTTGAGTTTAGGCAGGGTAGTAAAATATCTGAAAGGTATAAAATAACAATGGTGTCTAGAGATAGAATTGCTGGAGACGTTGGTGATGTTGATGGTGATTTTGGATTTACTGTAGAAAGACCTTTTGAAAGTGACATTAGTTTTATATTTGAAGGATCTTCAACTGCACCTCAAGGTATATTTAGCGATGTATCTGTGGTGTTTTACAAAGAAGAAATAATAAACTCTCCAAAATTTGATGGTAAATTTTTTGTAAAAATATACTCTGACGAGGTTTTTTATAAAAATATTGGTAATATATATGATATTCAAGATCAAGAATACAATATATTAGGTCGTAAAAAAATATATTTATTACCTGGAGATCTTAAAAAAGCTCATAATCGTAATGATTATAAAGCTTTTGGAGATGAAAACTGGTTTTATGATCTTGTTCGTAGAGGATCTTCAGACTGGGATGCTGGTCTAAGCGAAGGTAGTATTAGTGGGGCTGGTCCTTTTTTAAGCAAGATGCGTGATGTTGGAGGAGAAGTAATAGGTGGTGGAATGCATAACCGTCGACATTTTTGGCAAACTGGTATGGCTCAACATCCTAGTGATTTTCAATATTGGAGAGCGTTTTTTAAACATGATATATCTAGTGTTGCTGTAAAATGGGGTGGTATTGGTACTATGTTTTCAACAGTTCCAGAAGCTAATCAAGATGTAAATTTACCTTTTGATCCAGACAAAAGTACTTACGAAGAATTTTCTAATGGAGTAGATGATGATAATTTTAGAAAAAGAATGCCAACTACATGGCATCCCGCTTTTGGAGCTACTCCAGGAACTAAAACAGCTAATTTTACAACTGACATGTTTGATTGCATGCTTCTAGATAGATCTTTAAGAAACGATGCTGAAAATGGATATGAAGATGTTTATTTTATTGACGCTGGTCAGTATAAAGGTGTTCATGGTAGTGATTGGCGAAGATGGGCACACGAAACTTATGGTCCTTCAGGCAAGAGTAAATCAGGAAGAAAAACAAGCACGGGTATAACTAACTATGGTAGCTCTAATGATGGTAAAATGGAATTAGCTATTGGTCCTATAAGACAAGAAAGTGGTCTGATGTGGATGGATTATGATGATGATTTTGAAAATGAAAACTTTTGGACGTTTGATAGACAAGATTGGTACGAATCAAATAGTTTTTTTGATAGATTTACACCAGGGGCAAGATTTAGATGGAAAGAAGATCCTACAGGAACAATATATACCGTATATGGTAGCACTGCACGTAGAAACCGCCTTAGATATTTGTCATATAGAAAAATTGATCAAGCTGTAGGTGATGAATCTGATTTAGCAAAAGATTCTATTTCATCACACCGAAGAAAAGCACCATTTACTCATTTAGCTGAAAATCATACAAAAGGATTTAAATCATATTTTAAACCTAGAATGCAATGGAATCCTCAAGGTAGTGGAGAAGGTGTGATTAGTGGAAGTAGAAAAATTAACAAAATAAAAACAACAGCAGATGGCTCTCCAGCTAATTTAATGAGTGATGGTACTTTTGGTGAAAATTGGCTTAGAATAGACCAAAATAATTTTCAATATACTTACGATAGTGAGTACAACGAAAGAGCTCCTTTAGAAATAGGTATGATGCTTTATAGAATAGGTACTACTCAAGTAACTAGTTGGACTGATAATACTGGAAAGTTATTAAACCCACTTATTATTAAAGATATAAATAGAAACGACAATGGGTATTATTATATTTATTTTAACGGTTATGATAGAGCTTCTTTACCTACTCCATTAAATGACGGCTCATCTCCTGGTTTTTCTGGAACACCACAAGCTTTAGATTTTAGACAACCTAAAATGAATGGTTTAAGCGAAAACTCTAGAAGAAATATAAATTATTATAGCAATGAAACACTTGGTCAATTTAACATTAATAGTGAGTACCTTACACCAACAGGAACCGAACATCATATTGGTATTGCTGCTATTGGATATACTTTAGAATTTGTTGTACCAATAGAAAGAGAAAAACCTTTACCTACAAATCCTTCTGTTTGGGAAACAGAACCAAAAGAAGGAACTGATTTAGATATATATTATGAAATAACAGAAAACAACCCTGTATACTTAACACAAGAAACAGCTAAAACTGCATTTCCTATAGGTTCTGAAATATATATAAATGAAGGTGGTCATTGGGATCCTGATAAAACAGTAAAAATAACAGGTATAAACGAACAAGAGTTTGATAGAATTAGATTAAGTCATCCGGTATGTGGTGGAGGTTCTGACTGTGTAAATATAGACGAAAATAATTTAGTAGCACTTTATCCTGGAAGTTACATTAAAATAAAAAGACCAAGTGGTATATTGTTTACAGCAAAAGTGGCTGATGTAGGTAGCAACGTTGGACATGATGATGCTCCAAGTGAAGTTGCAGGATCTTTTGTGCAAGAATTAAAAATAGAACATGATTTGTATAGAGGTAATCATCGTTTAAATTGGCATAACTGTTTTTCTTTTGGTAATGGTGTAGAGTCTAATAGAATTGGAGATACTTTTAACATGCCATTTATTTCAAATGGTGTAAAAGCATCGTCAACACTAGAAGAAAGATACGAAGAAGAGCGTAGAAAACATGGCCTTATATATTCTGGTATATATAATTCAACTTCAGGTGTAAACAACCTTAATCAATTTATACAAGCTGAAAAAATAACTAAAGATATAAATCCAATATATGGTAGTATACAAAAGCTACATATGAGAGATTCTAATTTAGTAACACTTTGTGAAGATAAAGTTTTAAAAATATTAGCGCATAAAGATGCTTTATTTAATGCTGACGGAAATCAACAGTTAACAGCTACTGACAAAGTACTTGGTCAAGCAACTCCTTTTGTTGGTGAGTACGGTATATCTAAAAATCCAGAATCATTTGCTTCAGAATCATATAGAGCTTATTTTACAGATAAAGTTAGAGGTTCTGTATTACGATTATCTATGGATGGTTTAACACCTATATCCGAGGCTGGCATGAAAGATTATTTTAAAGATAACTTAAAATTAAATAATAATCTTATAGGTAGTTATGATGATAAAAAACAAGAATACAACATAACGTTACAGCAAAGCGAAACTACTGTTACTTTTAGAGAAGACGCTGGTGGTTGGGTTAGTTTTAAATCGTTTGTACCAGAAAGTGGTGTTAGTTGTGCTAACGAATATTACACGTTTAAAAACGGTCAACTATGGCAACACCACAAAGAAAGCGTTGATAGAAATACTTTTTATAATTCTTTTATACCTTCTAGTTTTAACGCTATAATGAATGAAGGTGCTGGTATTATAAAAACATTTAATACTTTAAACTACGAAGGCTCTCAAGCTAAAGTAGATCAATTATTATCTTATGATACATTTGCGCCAGGAACAAGCGTTGTTACCGCTACATATAGTGATAACGAATATTATAATTTACAAAATAAAGACGGTTGGTTTGTTGAGCATATAAAAACAGATTTAGAAGAAGGAACTGTCAATGAATTTATAAAAAAAGAAGGTAAATACTTTAACTATATAAAAGGTAAGGTTGGTTCTATAAATAATTCTTCAGGCGTAATACAATCTGGTTTTGACAATGCGGATAATTCTTTTCAAGGATTAGGTGTGGTTACAAACGCAGTGTTATCTAATGCTTTTGGTTGTACTGATCCATTGGCGTTTAATCATAATGATAGTGCTAGTGTAGATGACGGGTCTTGTATAGATGTTGTTTCAGGTTGTACTGATCCACTAGCTGATGCTGGTTATGATGTTTCTCATAATACAGATGATGGTAGTTGTATTTATTATGGCTGTACTGATTCTACGGCAACTAACTACAATGCCGCTGCTAACACTAATGATGGTTCGTGTATTGCTACTGTATTAGGTTGTACTGATTCTAGTACTTTTACAGCTGGTTCACCACCAACTAGTTATTATTCTTACATTAATTATGATAGCCTAGCTAATGTTGATGATGGTAGCTGTATTGCTACTGTGTTAGGTTGTGACAATCCTGCTGCTACTAACTATAACGCTAACGTAAATACTAATGATGGTAGTTGTGTTATATCTGTACAAACTTGTAATGATATTAATGCTTGTAATTACGATCCACAAGGAGATCAAGATGGTTACACTCACTCTTGGGACGCTGCTAGTTATTGTTTATATTGTGGAGATAATACAGCTAATAACTTTGATGGCGCAACAGGAAGTTGTATCAGTACTTGTGAGTACTGTATACTGCCAACACCAAATGTTCTTAATTTACTCTATAAAACCACATCTCAAGTTGCTGTTCAAGTTACACTTCCAAGTGCTACAAACGCAGCGACAGCAAGCAGCGTTATTTTTCAATATTATGAAACTTCAAATCCAGGAGTAGTTACTACTCAGTCTTATAATCCAGTAGGAGCAACACCTGGTGGTACTTATACATACGTTATCGTAGGATTACAAGATAACACAGAATATACAATTAATTATAAAATAGTTTGTAGTAACACTGAGTCTCCTGTTAGTGATAACTTAGTATGTACAACTGATCTTGTACTTGTTAATGGTTGTACGGATATTAATGCTTGTAATTATGATTCTTCAGCTAACAATGACGATGGTTCATGTGACTTTGCAACGTGTGCTGGGTGTACTGATCCTGCATACTTAGAATACTGTAACACTTGTTGGGATGCTGCTAATTTTGCAGTTGTACCAGAAGGAACTGGTGGTCCATGGCAACTTGATGATGGTTCATGTTCTACTTTAATAATTAACGGTTGTACTGATTCTACGGCTCTTAACTTTGATCCAGCTGCCAATGTTGATGATGGTTCATGCGTTGCGGTTGTTTTAGGTTGTACAGATGATACTTTAGGTGTAGACGGCGCAATAGCAGCAACAAATTACGATCCAAATGCTAATACAGATGATGGAAGTTGTACTTATGAAACCTCTGCAATTACAGGTTCATGGATTTTTAATACAAATGCAGGTGTACTTATTAATGCTGAATATATTGTTACTGTAGGTAATATACCTGTTGGTAGTATAATAAGCAATCCAACTAATAACGTTGGTCAATCTAATAATCCAAGCGAAGGATTTAGTAGTAATCTACATAGTAGTTATTACTCTGGTGACCAAACAGCTATATCAGGCGTAAACACGTACTCTTTAGCTATAGTTCCAGAAAGTGCAATAACTCCAAACGCTTTAGCTGGTTTAATATATATGAATTTAGATCTTATTTCAGTAAACTATAATGGCTTTATGTTGTCTGGTGGTATGTTTAGTGGTGGAGGTGGAGAGTTAATAACAATTGGCTGTACAGATCCTGCTGCTTGTAACTATGATTCTACAGCTATTATAGATGATGGTTCATGTGTTATGCCTGATGGATGTGGTGATAGTAACGCTTTAAATTACGATAATACTGTAACTTGTCCAGATGATAATGACTGCGTTTATTGCGCAACAGATCCTGGTATTACTAATGCTACTTTGTCTTTCAACACGTCTATTGTTAACGCTAACATTACTATAAATGCTGCAGAAATAAATTGGAGCGGTTACAATAATACAAATACTAACGGTACTTTTCAATCTCAAGATGGTAATTTAAATGTTTACAAAGTAGAATATAGATACAAATTGCCTGGACAAAGTTATAGTGCGTGGACAAGTGTTAGTTCAAACTCTTCAAACTGTAACGGTAATTATTATCATGTCCAGCTTACATATGGTCTTAGTGTTACTGGCTCGGAATTTGTAGACATGGGCTATGGTCTTAGTGGTGATGGAAGGTTTAACGCTGGAACGAAATGGAGGTTTAGAATTCGCAACCTATGCACTAACTGTAACTTAGGTCCAGGCGGTATAACCACATGGTCACCAGTGTTTACATTGTCGCAAGACATTATATCAACTTTTTAATTAAAATAAAATATGCCAGCAAACTTACAAGTATTAACAATAACATTTAACGGTGGCTTAAATGAAAGTCTTCAAATAGGAGATATAGCATATTATTCTCCTTTGTCAACGGTTGCAAGCAGTGGGTTTTCAACCGTTACAACTGGTAATATAATTAAATTAGGTAATGTTACTAACATAAATAAACTTACAAGTGAAGTTAGTATTATTGTAGATACAAACTCAATAAACATACCTAGCTTAGGAGATTATGTTATGTTTGAAAAAGATAAAAGAGTTAACTCTTCTAGTTTAATAGGCTACTATGCAGATGTTAACTTTGTAAATTATTCAACAGAAAAAATAGAATTATTTTCTATTGGTTCTGATTTTGTAGAAAGTAGTAAATAATAAATATATAATTATGCCACATGAATACGGACATACTGGTAATGGTAATGGTAGTAGCTCTTCAAGAGTTGGTAGAAATACAACTAATGCTCAGGGAAGAGTAGCTCCACCTGGATACCACTTTATGCCAGACGGAAGTTTAATGTCAGACGTTGAGCACGCTAGACTTTATGGTAGTGTTACTAGTGAACTTTTAACTGGCTTAAAAATAGACTACTCAGATATTCCACAAGATGGTGGTACTAAAACGTTTATTGTACAAGGTACTTCTAATGCTGTTTTTAGTTTAGAAGTAAAAGCTTCAAATGGTTATTATTATAACTTTACAACAAATCAATTTCAAGTAGCTAAATACAGATTAGATAAAATACAAATTAATGGTGGTGCTTATCAGGGAATTATTACGTTTCCAGAAGTTAGTTCTGATGATCAGTATGATATTTATTTTTGGGCAGAAACAAATACTAAACACTCTAAATATTATCAAGTAAGATTTGAAGATGGTAGTGTAGATTTAAATAGATCTAAAGGATCAAATTCTTTGTTAATACAAAAAGTATTATATCAATATATTGATCACGATTTAACTTTATCTCCTTATTCTGCTGGTGGCACAATATCAGGTTCAGTGACGTCTGATACTATTAGCGTCTCCGCATCAACAAGCAAAACTTTTATTCCTTTTGAAATGAAAGTAACAGCAACTAGTGCTAATGTTTATACTATTACAACTCAACCTACAGCAGAAGATTTTATAGCTTTTACAACCCCTACGGTTAGTAGTCCAGTTCAATTACCTGGAGAAAATATATATCCAACAGCTAGAGCTGCTTTTACTGGTGATGATGTTAATGGCGCTGTTACTAGTGGTTCTGTAGTAAGAATGGATAATACAGATTTATCTGCGGTGATTGCAGTTGGAGACAAAATAACAGCAACTACAGCAACAGATACTGTAGATGGCGCTGTTTCTAGTTCTAATAGAATTGTAATGGATAGCAATGTTGCTGCAAAAATGGCTGTTGGAGATCAAGTTACGGGAGCTGGTATTGCAGATACAGCTATAGTTACGGTTACACATTTAAATCCAGATAGTGATAACGCTAAAGAATTACAAGTATCAGAAGCTGTTAGTATAAGCGATGGAGTTACTTTAACTTTTAGTTCTAAAGTTAATAGAGATTTAACAACCGTTACAGTTGTTGAAACCGAAGGCACTGCTACTGATTTTACAATGTCGCAAGCTATTCAGTTTCGCGATAATCAACCTTTAGTTTTTACACCGCAAAAAAATTATCAATGGCAAATGAGTACTGTGCATGACTTAAAGCCTGGTATGATTGCCGCACCAGACGGTACATCAGAAGAAAATACAGTTATTTCTGAATATAAAGACATAGTAAAACTTTATGAGAATACTGACGAAGAAATATCAATTGTAAAGTTTAAAGAAAAAGCCGTTAAATCTTCAAAAAAGCCAACAATAACAAAGGGTAGAGTTACAGATCAAGACGGTACTATTGTCTTTAATAAACAACAAAAACTTGCGCTTACTGATGTAACAATGAAAATAGGTGGTTACGGACAAGATATGATATTTTTTGTTAGTGGTTACAAAGTTAAGTTCAGAAACTTAAAGATAGAGCTAAATGAAATAACAACTACCACAACATCTAGCACGATTGGATCTTCAAGCACAAGTGTTGCTGTAGCGGCTAGAACTGGTATACTAAACGATATAAGTATTGTTTCTGGAATAGGTATCGATGGATCTTCAGGATTACCTTTTGTAGATAGTGGCGCTGGGGCTACTAGTGCTGGTACTTTAGTTTTAAGTGCTGCTCAAGAACTAGAAAGTGGAATAACATTAACATTTACTGGATCTGGAAATATAGCTACAATAACTGGAGAAATACAAATACTAAGTGCTCCACCATCAGACTTTACTTTAAGATTTGATATAGATAGAGTGCTAAAGCTAAATTAGTAAAAAAAACATCAAAACTGTGACTATATTAGATATAAATTAAATAAAATTAAATTATGTCTAAAAATGAATTACTTGTTAGTAAGATATTTAAAGGTGATATAAGCATACCTTATAAAGAAAGAATACAAATAGTACAAGACCACATGATTAGCATTGCTGATGATAAAAATGTTTTTGGCAACGGCAAGGATGTGATACATCCACCCATGTTAAAATATAAACACTCTTTTGCTGATGGTGTTTATATACGTGAGATGACAGCAGAACAAGGTATAGTTTTAATCGGAGCCATACATAAATATAGAGAAGCTTTTTTCTTATTAACAGGTAAATTAGTTTTAATGACAAAAGATGGTGTTGAGGAATATATAGCACCATGTTATGTTATAGCTCCTTCTGGATCTAAAAAAATGGGTTATTTTCCTGAACAATCTGTTGTAGTTACAGTGCACGCTAATCCAAGTGATACTACAGATATTGATAAGTTAGAAAAAGACATAAGCGTGTGTACTTGGAAAGAGTATGATGAGTTTTTAAAACAAAAAAAACATGAAAAAAATAAATAACATTAAAAATATAAAACTATGAGTGTAGCTATTGTCGCTGTTGGAGCTGTTGCTGTTGGTGCTTATAGTGCCTACAAGGGATCTCAAAATGCTAAAAAAGCAAATGAATTAGCCGAAGCAAACATGATTCAGCAACAGGGAGTAGAAGCTTCTAAACTTGCCACACAAAGAGAAGAGCTTCGTAAGATGGAAAAACAAAAAGATGTTTACAGATCTATGGAATTTACAAATCCATATGCTGAAAATGTTATGGAGGACTTAACAATAAACCAAGCTCAAGCTGAGTTTGAAAAAGGAATGTTTCAACAACAACAAGCTAATGTCATGCAAGGATTACAAGGTGCGGCTGGTGGATCTGGTATAGGCGCGTTAGCACAATCGTTAGCAGGTGCTGGTGCTCAACAAGCACAAAGAGCATCAATATCAATTGGTCAGCAAGAAAGACAAAACATGATGTCAAGATTACAAGGCGAACAATTAAAACAAAAAGGTGAAGCTCTTGTAGAAGAAAAGGAAATGAGTAGACAGTCTACACTACTTGGTATGCAAATGGGTCAGTTAAGTGGTGCTAATCAAGCAGCTAATCAAGCGCAACAAAACATGATGCAAGCTAGAGCGGCTCAAGCAAACATGTATGGACAACAAGCCGCAGCTCAAACACAAATGGCTGGACAAATGATGGGTACTGGTTTAGGTATGATGTCTGATAGACGACTTAAAAAGAATATAAATAAAATAGGTGAATCACCTAGCGGCTTGAACATATATAGCTTTGAATTTATAAATCCAGAACATGGTAGCGGTTTATACCAAGGTGTAATGTCTGATGAAACTCCAAAACAAGCTGTTATAAGTGTTGGTGGTTATGACACTGTAAATTACAATATGTTAGATGTAGAATTTAAAAAAATATAAAATGAAAGCAGATAAATCATTACTTAACGCTTCTAACGAAATGAGCACAACTACGGGTTTTAATTACAATGAAGTGTTTAACAAGCAATATGAAGGCCTTGTAGAGTTCAACAAACAAATAGGAGAGCTACAATTAACTGATAATGGTCCAAATAGAGTAAGTGATGCTAATGAAGATTTAAAACTGTCAGCAAAGGCATTAGAAAAATTATCAACTGAAATGACTTTTAGTGGTATAAAAACATTTAAAGATCACTATGAAGAAAATGGTTCTTTAAATCAAGGTGTTATTGATGTAGCTTTTAATGATTTAAATTTAAAAGGAACAGAGTTAGAGGCTTTACAAATAAGAAAAACAACAAATCAAAAAGATAAAAAAAGACAAAGTCAACTTCGTCAAGAAGTTGCACAATGGAGAAAAAATCTTGTTGAAATAAAACCTTTAATTACAAGCACTGTTAAAGGTCTTGTTGAAGGGCACTACAACGAAGAGTTAAGCTTTGCAAACGATTTAGAAATTGGTCCAGTATTAAAACAATGGCTTGATCCAAAGTCTGATTACCAAGAGCTAGGTATTGGTACTTACTTTAGCAATACTGGAGAGATGTATATAACATACACACCTGGTAAAGTTTTTAAATCTGAATATGAAAATAATAAAAAAAGGTTAAACTACGACCCGCGTATAGAGGCTGAAGTTGATGCAATGAAAAGACAAATAGAAGATGAACAAGGTATGACTGTTGGCTTTGAAGATCAAATGGCAAGTCGTAGTATTTATGGTGCTTCTGCTGGTGACGATCCTATTCAAGGCGGAATGCTTCCAGAAGTAAACATAGAAGGCACTAAGGTTATTTCAGTAAAAGATGCTTTAAATGGTTTTGTAAAAAAAGATATAAAAACTGGAAACAAAATAAATGACGTTTTTGGGCAAATTATAGAAACAAGTCAAAACACAATGCCATCGCAAGATAAAAAAACACAGATTTATCAATATGAAAATCTTGAAGATTTAGAAGCAATAGCTCATGATAGCTATATGGATTTGTTTTTAACTGCAGATCCTGAAACTGGTGAATTTGCAAACATACATGATTTATCTACTAGAGATCAACTTATTGGTGGTCAAATGAGAAATTACAAACAAGACTTACTTGACGAAAAATCATTTTTTCACAAACTAAGATACGAAGATGTAGGTTTAAAAAACTCATTAGATGCTGATAAAGATGGCTTTGTTTCAAATAATGAACTAGACGAAAAAAGTAAAGAAGATTTAACAGAAATATTAACTAATCCTAAAACTTCATCTCAAAGAAAAATAGCTTCGGAACAATGGGCTTGGTATTTAACGCAAATAACTAAACAAGCCGCTGAAAGCCAAAGAAAAAGACAACTAGGCGCTAATACAGTTAGTGGTTTATCATCTTCTGTTGAAGCTGCTACTGCTGGCTTATCAGAATCTATGCAAGAAAGTGCTGAAGAAGGAACGTCAGAACTAGCACAACAATTAATTGAAAAATATAGTAAATAAAATTATATGACTAAATCAGAAGTAATACTTAAAGCCGTAAGTGAAGGTGCTACAGATGAAGAGTTGATGGTTTTAGAGTCAACTCCGGAAGATCAGTTTGAGCTAAACATTGCTAGTGCTAATGATCCAGACGCTACTGTAGAGGGTGTTGCTGATGTTGCTATTGAAGGTTCAGAAAAAGAAGAAGAAAAAACTGATGATAAACTTTATGATGTTGGTTTTATAGAAGGTCCAAAAATATTACCTCAACCAGAAACCGAAGAAGTGTTTGGTTTTTTAAGATCTGATACCGAGCAGTATGAAAAAAATTTAAGAAACTTTTTTAACACAAAAGAAGAAAATTCACAAATACAATTACAAAAAATTCTTGGTGATGAATATGAAATATCACAAACAAATACTGATGTTACAGATGATGAAGAGTTAAAAAAATATAAAAAAGGTTTAATTAAAGATTTAAATAGAAATGCTTTAATAATAAAACATAAAAACACTGACGAGCAAATAGTTGTAAACTTTGGTATTGACGATCTCAACAACGAAGATTTAGAAAAAGTATTATATAATAAAGAGGCAAAAAAATTATTTGACTATGTTAATAAAACTATTTCTAAAGAAGGTTTAGTTGAGTCTAAACAACAACAACAAATAGCCTTAGATTTATATAACGAATTAAACGCCGCACCTGTATACAATAAAGAAACTAAAGAAGAAATAAAAAAAGCTGGACCTCTACATGTTTCTGTTACTACAAAAAATAAAATAAGAAAAGAAGTAGATGAAATTTCATTTGAGCCTATAACAAAAAAAGTTTACAAGCCAATTGGAAAAAATATTTCTAGTAGAGAGACTATTGACGTAACAGAACAACCATATGAAGAAGAGCTACAAAGAGTAAAACAAGAGTTTATTAATAATGGTGTAGAAAATCCTACAGAACAACAAATACAAGATAGAGTAAGAGAAAACCTGTATTACGAGCGAGTACAAAAAGAATATGATCAAAAAGCCGCTAATTATTTTAACTCTAATAAAGTAGAAGAAACTGATTTAAATGCAATATTAAAGCTAGGTGCTACAATGAGTAGAAACTTAACTGTTGAAAAGAAACAAGAACTAGCAATAAACAGTAATAAATACACTAAACTTTATGATGATTTTGAAGAAGACTTAAATGACGAAAACTCAGAGTTAAGTTTAGCAAAAGAGTTTATAGGTATTGTAACAAATGTTGAGCCAACTGTTTATGATAAAACTGATTTTGAAAAACAAAGAATACAAAAAGAAAACGAAATAAATTCATTAAACAATTGGTTTAAAGAAAATAAAGAGTCAAATTTTCCTATAACAGGAATGCTTTATGATTTAAAAGTTAAAGAAATAAATCAAAAGGTTAAAAAATATAATGACTTTTTAGAAGAAAATCAAGACAATAGAATTGTAGTTCTAGAAAACGGAACAAGAATGCCAAGGTATAAGTATGAAAAATATGCTATGGCTTTAAAAACATATAACGATCGAGCTGGTGAAGTAGATGCTTTACATGAAAAAATATTTAGTGATATTAGCGATATAGAAAACGAAGATATTAAATACGATTTAGTAAGAAGAAATTATAATGATGGCGAAAAGTTTGTGCGAGTAGTATCTGCTGGTTTTGGTGATATGTCTATAAAGGCCGCTTATGGTTTAAACAAACTAAGTTCTGGTTTGTTTGGTATAGATGATAAATCTATTGACGAAAAATATGGAAAATGGGAAGAGGCTAGCAGTGCTTTAAGTAAAGTTAGACAAGAGTTTCAAAAAGACATAGAGTTTAAAGATGCTTTTAACAAAAAAAATATTGGTAGGTTTTTTGTTCAAGAATTGCAAAATCAATTACCTATATTTGCTACAATAGCAACTGGATCTGTGGGGCTAGCAACATTAGGTTTATCTAGCTTTAAAGAAAACTGGAGCAGAATGGTACAAGATGAAAAGTTTACTGGAAGCAGAACGTCTTTATTAAATAAAATGCTTATAAGCGGTGGTTATGGTGCTGCTGACATTGTTTTTGATAAATATTTAACACTACCAGTAATGCAACGTAGTGGTAGATCTTTATTTGGTAGTTTAAACAAGTTTAGAGATGCTACTAGAAATAGCATGCAAAATTATTTTAAACAAAACTATAAAAGGCAATTAGTTTTTGATCCTATTTTAGAAACAACCTCAGAAGTCCTTACTACTGGTTTCCAAAATATGATTACAGGTAGACCAATAATGGAAAACATGGGCCATTCTGCTTTTAGCGGTGGTATGTTTGGTTTTGGTTTTGGTGGTGCTCCTTTTATGAAAGGAATAATATTATCAAAATTTGGTGATTACAATAGCTATGGTAATTTTAGAAGTAATTTAAAATCTCTTACTAATTTACAAGTAACTAAAGAAAAACTAAACATAAGTTTAAAAACTAACAAAACAAAAGGTAATGATACTTCTGCTATAGAAAGTAATATAGAAACTGTTAATACTGAAATACAAAGTTTACAGACTGAAAACGAAAGTATAATAAAATCTGTAGAAAACAAAACAAATAATTTATCTAAAAGATGGTTTGATACTTATGTTGCTGCTACAAACGAACAAGAGCAAATAAGAATTGATGTTGAAAATATTGCTAAAGACGAAAGTTTATCTAGTTCTGAAAAACAAAACTTAATAAATATTAAGCAGAAAAAATTTGATGCGCTTCAGCAAACTAGAGATATTTTAAGAGATGACGAGGCGTTTGGTAACGATTATTCTGGATTTAGAAACAGCAACAAAAAAGAAGATCAAGATAGATTACAAGAAATACAAAGTCAAGCTACATCAGAGTTAATTAATGAAGGAACGTTAGAACCTAAAGACGATGCTATAGATACTAGGTCTAGAATAATATTTAACACACAAGAAATAAACAAAGATTACAACTCTAAGAAAGACATGTTAGATGGTGCTAATTTTCAAAACTTTCAAACAATAGAGCAAGCTGTAAAATTTGTAGAAAAAATGGACTTAGCTGATAATGCTAAGCAAAATATTATTTCAAATATAGAACAAGGTGCTCATGGTGTAAATATTATAGACAATACAGAAGCTATAACACCAATACAAGTTGTTGCAAATATGGCTAAAGGTGATCGTTTAGAAACTAGAACACACGAAATAGGTCACACTGTTTTTGCCGCTGCCTTTGGCAATAACAAAGAAGCATTTGATGATATAGCCGACTCAGTGTTAGAGTTTGTAAAACAAAAAAATGAAAGTCTTCATGTAAAAATGTTAAACCAAGTAGAAAGAGGCAGAGACGGTAAAATGATAAGCGAAGAAGTTTTAACAAACTTTTTAGAAATGGTTGCTGAAGGTAAAATAGATAATAAATCTGAAAAGAATAAAGGTATAATCCCTTTCTTTGCAAATGCCTTAAACATAGGCGCTAAAAAATCATTAGGTGAAAAAGCAGATTTTAATTTTAAAGGAGAAACTGACGCTGTAAACTTTTTAGTTAATCTTGGTAAAAAAATAAAAGCAGGTACTTTAACCATAAAAGATATACAAGATATACAAGATACTGGTATAGCTCAAAAAGTAAAAACAAAACCTGAAACTAAATTTTCAAAAGAAGCGTCTGATAGAGTACAAGCTATATACAATGAAAAAGGTGAAGCTGGCGCTATGGAAATAATAGAACAGTTTAAACCTATAACAAGTAGACTAGTTGAAAGACGTAGCCAAGCCCCTAACTTTGATAGACAACTATTAACTGATGAAATAGAAACTGGTAAACGTGGTATATTTGATTTAATTAGAAAGTACGATCCTAGTAAAGGTGTGCCTTTAGCTGCTTACATTAACCAAA